TTAAACCTCTGGCTTTTCTTTGTAGATGAACGTGTGAGACAATCCATTGCGGAATGTGATAGAGTGAACGGCCCCGTCTTTGAAAACGATGTTGTCTATGATACTGCTGAGAAAAGAATCAAGGACCTCTGGAGAAACGGTAGCACTCAGCGATTGAAAGCTGACGTAATTTCGGTCAGTGAGCTTTTGGGAGAGTATGAAGTTGCTTGCCTTAGCGATAAATTCATCATCAGTGATAGACTGTTGCAGGCTGTCTTCTGATGCCAGGAACGCCAACTTGTCCTCGACTTCTTCCAGAGCGTCCGAAAGCTGAATCTTTTGAGTAAGGTATTCGGATTCAGACATGGCTTTTTCGGAATAGAGGAAAAGTTTGTTCAAACGGTCAATAGCTCTTTCTAGGCGGACCTTTTCCTTTTTGAGCTTTGATAGCTGCAATGGTGGCTCGGAGCCTGTTTTGATTTTGACGTCTTTTCCGAAGACCTCTCCCTTGATGGTTCCGGTGCGGAGCGTATGAAACAGATCCTGCAATCCGTCCGGGGCAATGGCGGCCACCGGGGAGAAAGTATCGCCGGAGAGTAGCTGCTGTTCCAGTTCCTGTATGCTCGTTTCCGAAGAGAACGCCTTTTGAGCGTTGAGCATATTGAGAATGTAGTTGAAGACGAACTCGCCAATGATTGGGTCCGAGGTAGATTTTCCGGTACACCACAGCTTGCTTTTCCTGTGCGTAGGGCAGAAGTAGAGAGAATAGCGTCTGCCAGTAGTCTTCTTTATGGTGGAAATGGAACTGGTCATAGGTTGACCGCAATTTCCACAGATGAGCAGGCCGGAGAAAATGTGCGTGTATTTGCTCTTGCCACTCTTGCGAAACGATTTGAGCCTGCGGTTGGATTCCAGGAGTGCAAGGATGCGTTCTTTCTGTTCTCGGCTTACGATGGCCGGGTGGTGGTCTTTCACGGTAATCCATTCGGATTTATCCTTAGGACGCTGCCGGTCCCCTTCCTTAAGGCGGTTGTACTGGTAATCGCCGCAGTAGAATACGCTGCGAAGAATAATATCCAGAGAGACCGGGGACCAGTCATTACCGGCACGAGTCCGGTAGCCATGTTCGTTCAGATACCGAGCCAGATAAACCAGGGAGCGGAGTTCTTCGTATTTGTCATGAATCAGATGGGCGATGTTGTACTCATCGGAGTTGAAGCTGAAATCCTGTTCTTCCGGGTCATAATCGTAGCCGTAAGGAATACGTCCGCCGTTCCACTGCCCGTTGCTGGCTCTGGAAATCATAGTGGCAGTGACACGTTCCGAAGTCATGTTACGCTCCAGCTCCGCAAAGACAAGGATAATTTTGAGCATCGCTTCTCCCATAGCCGTACTGGTGTCGAACTGCTCATTTTTTGAGACGAAGGTAACGCCCAGATCTTTAAGCTCCTGGTACATCTCTGCAAAGTCCAGAAGGTTTCTGGAGATTCGGTCAATCTTCCAGACCAGGAGATGAGTGTACGTGCCGGTCCGAAGCTGAGACATCATTTTCTGAAATTCTGGCCGGATGGTATTTTTGCCAGAGTACCCGGCATCCTCGAAGATTGTCACATCGTCAGTGTTCAGTATCAGCTTGGCGTATGCAATCAAGTCTTGACGCTGCATAGGCAGAGAGTCCCTGTCAATCTGATGCAGGGTAGAGACTCGTATGTAGATAGCCACTTTTGCGTGAGTGGCAGCACTGTTTGAAATCATATTTTTCCTCCAAAAATACGCCGTCCCATTACAGAACGGCGCATGTTCATTTCTACGCCCTTTTAATCGGGCAATTCAATATCACATCCCTTAATCCGGAAAAATCCGTTATGTAAGGTTTTAGAGCTTTCAGTGAATTAAGAGAAATATTTTTCTGGTTGGGCTTTTGCTCGTTGAGCACATAGGTAGGCAACACATAGAACTCCCAGTATTCCAGGGCAAGCGGCGAGACATCTTTCGTCAGTGCTTTGTAGAGGCAGAAAACGTAGAGGTCAGAATGCCGCTTGATGTCCGGAGAGTATCCGGCTTTCGGGTCCCAGGCTCTGTGAGGTGCTATGCTGAACTGTATATGCTCGTGGTACGCTTCATCCCAGGATTGGAGATAAGAAGCGGATTTGACTTCGATTCGCTGTCCGGTAGGACTGGTCAAATCAAAGGGGAGCCAATCAGTTCGCATTTTCGAATTGGTGGGGGGTAATAACGCACTGTGTACTATGTATTCTGCAAGTACGCCCCGGTCTGTGTTGTTGAGCAGATCACTGTAAGCCCAGGACCAGAAATCTACTACCGACAAGCCGGTGTCTTCCCCATGAAAAGTAAATTTGTTATTGGATGTTAATTGCTCCATGCAGGAATCCTCCCTTCGCAGAGAGAGGTTATGCCATGGATGTTGCCGTCAAGAGCGAAAACCAACGCCCGGCGGCAGTCAATGTCTGTCAGAGTGTCAGAATAGGTATGGATCAACGGCAGAAACTCACGAACCGAAAGCGAGAGTTTCTTCCGCAGGTGTGCTATTTTGTTAATTGTTCCGGCAGACAGCGATGCAGGCCCTTCCTCCAGAGAAGAACAGAAGGAAGAGAGATAGAGCAGTAGAGCCGCAGCATCGCAATTCAGTTGTTCTTCGGTCCGGGCCAGGAAAAAGTATTTCTTTGAGTCCATAAGCCCTCCTGTCCGGTATCATCTGAAACGACGATACCAATCTAAACGGATAATCTTTTTTCACCGTCAAGGTATTTCTTGCTTTCCTCAAGAGCTTTGAGATAGCCCTTCATTTCCCCTTTAAATTCATAACGCTTTTCTGTTGGCAGAGCCTTGTAAATACTCAGCAGCTCTTTTTCATCATCGGTGTAGGTCTCAGCCTGTGCGTCAGTGTAAGCAGATTCTTTTCCGGTCAGAATGTAGTCGGTAGAGACATGCAGAAACCGGGCGATGTCTGCAATGTATTTAGCTGGCGGCAGAGTGTTCCTAGCCTTCCAGGTAGAGTAGGAAGACTGGTTAATGCCAAGAAATTTGCACAGTGCATAAGGCGTTTGCTCCCTCTGTTCGAGAACTGTTTCGATTCTGTCGATTGCTTCCATGTAGCACCTCCGTAAAATAATTCGAGAAATCGAAGAAAAACTCTTTACAAATTCGAGTTTTCGAGCTACAATACAATCACAAGCTACAAATGATTCGCAAATGGGAAGTGCTAAATCGCATAAGTAGTTTGTGATTGCGTATGTAGTGTACGTTTGTACCGTTAAATTGTATCATTTTACTTCGAGAAAGTAAACTACATATGCAAAAATCCATCAGAAAGGAGGAAAAGCATAATGCAGGGCAATATCACTGACTGGGGCAAGGAAGTTAAGAAGGGGCTGATTGAACGTGGCTGGTCTATCAACGATTTGGCTGAGAGAATCGGCAAGTCAAGAACCAGGGTATCCGGAGTTGTGAATGGCCGGATTTACTCGGATTCGATTGCAAGTGCAATCAGTGACCTTCTCAACATCGAAAAGGCATCAGCGTCCATGAAAGAAGCAACCAGAGATTGGTGTATGGATGCAAGAAAAGCCATGATTGACCTGGATATGAACACAGGGGAGCTGGCTGAGAAGACTGGTTACTCCACACAATATCTGAATGCAATTATCTGTGGCAGATGCTATTCGCCACCGGTTATGAAAGTGATAAGCGGTGCACTCGGAATCCAGGAATATCAAGGGAAACAGGATTCCTCTAAGGACAGTTAAATTGTAACAGGAAAGATGGTGTGAAGAAATGGGAAGAGGCCCTACGAAAAGCAATGAAAATGTATATTTTGTTGCCAGAAAAAAGGCAGCAATGTACAACGAAAGGCTATACTCCAGAGAAGGTGCGGCTGAGCTGCTTGGTATATCTGTTTCGACACTCGCAGACTATGAGCTTGGAAATACGAAGGTAGTTCCGGTAGACAAGGTGGTTCTCATGGCGGACCTCTATAATGCACCGGAGCTGAAAACCGGCTATTGCAAGTATGAATGCCCGATATGCAGCTATCTTCCGGTTGCAACAGAAGCAAAAGGCCTGGAAGGGATAGCTCTTCGGCTGATGAAGAGGCTGGATTGTGATGAGCTGAACCGCATCAAAAAAGAACTTGTAGACATTACGGAAGATGGAATCATCGATGAAACGGAGAAGCCGGAGCTGAAAAAGATCCTGGCTTTTTTAGATGAAGTTGCGGAGTCCATCAGCGAACTGAAAATCGTAGGCGAAAAGTTTTTGAAGAAGGTGTGAGTATGGACGTACAGAAAATGCTTGAAATTCTGAAAAGAGATTACGGAATCGAAAGTAAAGAGGAACTGATAGAAAGATTTGAGTCCAGCAAGGGAATCAACATCGGAATTTTCACTGAACGGAGGCAGACAGCATGAGAAACAGAGTTATGAGACGTAGGATGCACAGGGTTCTGTGGAAGAAGCTGAGTAGAATCTACGCAGTGGATATGGCAGAAGTCCTAGGCTGGATAGAATACATAAGCATCACGGGAATTTTCCAGTGCTTCTGTATTGTGATGGCTTGTGAGCAGAGAGGCAGGGTAGCTTTTGGAGGAGAGTATTTGATTCTTCCGGCGGCGATACTTGCAAGACTGTGGATTCCAGAAATGATACAGAGCGTGAGCAATGTTCTGGAGATGCCGGATGAGGAAGAAGATGATGTGTGAGATATGCGGACAGAATCCTTGCCATCCGAGATGCCCGAATGCTCCGGAACCGAAAGAGGTTCATATCTGTTCGGAATGCCTGGAAGGAATTTATCCGGGCGACAGATTCTATGCGGTATTCGCTGTGACACGTTGGAGAAAATCGTAAGTGCGTTGGGATATGAAATCGCCCTGGTAAAAATAATTGAAAAATAGAAGTAAAACACTTGACATGTTCGAGCTATCGAAGTATAATAAAGTTACAAAATAACAAAACAAATACACGATACAAACGGAGGTAGTCAAGATGAACGCATTAGTAATATACAGAAGCCTGTTAAGTGAAAGAGATAAAAATGAATTTGGTTATCCGGAATGGGATGCAGCACAGAAGATGCTGTGGGTGTTCATTGAAAAAGCCCTGGAAGCTGGAGAAGAAAGCATTGCTGATGAAATCGTAGATGAGCTGTATTCTTTGAGTGATTGTGGATGCACGCTGGAAGATGAGGCAGTGAAAGCAGATTTGGAGATGCTTGAAAAGTATGGATTTGGTAGCCGAGCAGACAAAGTAAGAGAGCTTTGTTGGAAGTAGGCTTATTTTTTTACCTGCAAGGTTCGCAAAATCGAAGTAATAATTCAAAGGAGCGAAGAATATGGCAAAGAGATCAAGAGCAAACAGAACTGAAAAGGCTACATACCAGAACATCCTGAATGAGCACAAATACATAGACGTTGTTCATCATGGAGATGGTCATTATTACATAATCCAGTACATAAAGCATGAGCTTCCAGAAAGAACGGTTGTCAATTATATGGGAACCAGATGCGGACACAAGCAGAAGTTCAGAATTGGAAAAGGGACGCTGTTGAGCATCCTGGAAGATTACAAGAAAGTTGAGGAGGCGTAGAAGGTATGACAAAACAGGAATTTCAAAAGAGAATTGGGGCTGAGATAAGCCAGAAAGATTATTCCATCGTGGAGCATGTGTATACATGGCATCCGTCCATCAGCGAGGTAGAGGGTAAGGAACAGATAGCAGAGTTGTATAAGTCCTTTGGAATGCCAATCATCAAGAATATGATGGAGGCTGCGAACTATGCAGAGACGCTTGACCGGGCAATGGCACAGGCACAGAGACAGGTGGAGGAGCTGAGAAAGCGAATCATCAGAGTTGCGAAAGGAGACCTGGTAGTGGAACAGTGCATTACAGAGGCTAAGAAATTATTTGAGACGGTCAACGATCCGCATGAGTGGGATGTGGCAGTTTCTTATCTGAAAAAAAGATACGGAGCAGATGCAGTAGACGAAGCCATTAAAATTGAGCACCTGGAAATGTAGGAGAGGAGTGAGAGTATGGCAGACAGAAGCAATGCCCGGCTGAATGAAGAGATTGAAAGCAAAATCAGACAGTGGGATGGCACAATATTTGGAGCATCATTGAAAAATATGTATGAGAACGGCACGAGCTATGAAGGCATCTGTGAGTATGCAGATATTGATTACAAAGATTACGAGGAGGAATAGAGATGGCGGACATGACGCTGAGAGAATTTTGTGAGAGATACCGCAAGGGAGATTTCCTTGCAAAAGACAGAAATACCCAGATTGAGGCCGGTTGGTATGACTGGTTTTGCAGTGACAAAGCACTGGCAGGCCGGTTGGCGAAAATCTGGAGCATCTTGAAAGGGGTTACGAGCAATTACATCTTGGATAACTACAGAGTATGGTTCAAGAATAACTGCCCGATGGTCGGTCCGCTCTATGATGATGTAAGATTCGAGCCGCTTGACGAAGAGAAGAGGGATGAGTTGTATTTTGGAGTTGCTATCGATGATGAACGCAGAGACAACAAGTACATTATCTTCACTGCCAGAAATGATTACGAGGATGAGTGCGGATTTAATAATGTCCGAGAAGTACGGCAGTTCATCAATGGGTGGGAAGAAGAGCTGAAAAATGAGGAGTTTTACAAAGAAAGGGAGCGGAAGAAAGAAGAGCTTAAAAAGGAGAATGATAGATGTCTTGCGCTGTTAAGAAAAGCAGATGAGGTTCTGGGAAAGCATGAGGAATAATGTATGCAGGATATGAAAGTGGCACTGTTCACGATTGAGGATTTGAAAAATAATCATCCGGATTATTACAGACGGTTAAACCCGAAATGCCAGGTTTGCCAGAATATTTTAAGCAGCAGTGAATGCGATATGTGCGAGGATTTTGATATGTTCGCCAGAGCAAAGGAGGAAATGAAGTGAAACAGGCAGAGTTTGCGGAACTGAGCAGGGAAGTAATGCCGGTACTGGATAAGCTGACGGAGATTGCAGGCCAGCATGGAACGGCAGAAAAGCTGGTAAGCATTACATTGAGTGCAGAAGGTTATATTCATTTTACGGTACATGACAGTGGAATGTGTCTGAGCAGATTAAAAAGAGAAGATGCACCGGAGTTGGAAATCAGAAAACAGTTATCCCAGGAAATGGGAAGAGAGGAGAACTGATATGACAAGTTTGAATGTTAAGACAGAATATTCAGAGTATAAGGACTGTAAGTTAAGAGTCGGTAAGTATGTGGAAGACAATAGCGTTGCTGTTGAAATTTATAACAGATGGGATGGACCTATTGCGAGAGTAACCACCTGCCTGTGCGACCATTCGTTGGCAGAAGATGAGGCGTATGTTGACACCAATAATTGCCCTTGGGCGGTAGCTCTTCTGGAAGAAAACGGATTTGCGGAGAGAACCGGGCGTACTCGGAGAAGCGGTTACTGCGAATATCCGGCAATGAAATTTGACAGAAGCAAGATGGCAGAGTTTGAGGAGGAAAGTTAAGATGGAGAGCTATAGAGAGTTAAGAGACAGACAGCAGAAAGAGTTCAATGAGCTGCCGTTAGGGTTTGCGTTCTCAGATAAGCAGTTTGATGAAATGATGGGAAAATGGGGACTTGACCCGGAGAAAGACCTGGATAAGATTTATCGGATTCCGGGCGGTGGATTCATCCAGAAGAAAGATCACAAGCATTTCCATGAGGTACTGGACCGGCACAACGCTGAGATGGAGGCGGCAAAGGCGGCTGATGAAGATGGAACAGGATTTCTTTACCAGATGTTCAAGTACGAACTGGATAATCACGAGTACGGATACACCGGAGAACTTGAGGATACGCTGGATTGCTTAGGATTGACTTGGGAAGAACTGAAAGCGTCACCGGTAATGCTGAAAGCTCTGGATAAGGCTTCGACAGAAATCAGAGAAAGAGAGGGATGCTAAGTATGGGTGAGAATAAACGCATAGTAATATGCAGACGCTGTAAAAAGCCGGAATACTGGGGAGAAATGAGATGGCTTTCCGGATTTTGCGTATGCAGAGATTGCTACAAAGCGCAATGGGAAAGTGAAAATCATAAGCCGTATACCTGGGATGACCTGGATGGAAAAAGACCAACGATGGAAGAATTTGAAAAGGAGAATGAGTAATGGCAAGAGAAGAGCTAAAGACAATCGAAGGATGGCACAAGAGCGGCTGCAACAGTTGGGATGAATATTGTAAGCCGGGAGATATGGTAGACCAGGGAGTAGCAGATTACTTCCTGGATATCCTGCCACCACGGACAATGACAAGGGATTACTTCCAGGTAGGAGAGCCACACAGTCATGCAATCAACCCGAAGACAATGAAGAACTGCGGCACATATGCAACATTCGCCGTAAGAGGAAAAGAGATCTGGGAGTATTGCGGAAACTGTTTTCCTCACATGTGTGTAGATGTTGAGAAATTCAAGAAACGGGATAGCGTGCAGGCTTTTTTGCATGAGACATACAAGCTGGTGTGCGGGATTGCACAGGCTCCGAGACCTCATATCTTCTGCAAAGACGGTTTTGAAATGAGTGTCCAGGCTGGAGATGGATTGTATTGTGAGCCACGGGTGAATTTGGAAAGCGGAGAATATGCAGCTTGCGAAGTCGGATATCCAAGCCAGAAAGAAGAGTTGTTGATGCCGTATATTGAAGATCCGGCAGAACCGACAAAGGCAGTGTACCCGTATGTGCCGGTTGAAGTGATTGAGCAAGTGATTGAGAAACATGGCGGCTGGTTTGACGCCAGGATTCCATTTGCATAAAGGAGGCGAAGCAGTATGAAGAAATTTATGAAAAGCATGAAGAAGTTCTTTAAGACTATGAAGAAGCTGGCAAAGTAGAGGAGAAGGAGCATGAACAAAGCAAAAAACATGACAACCGGGGCAGGATATCTGCTCCGGAGAGAAGATTACAAGAGAGTCAAGAAAATGGATCGACAGCAATTTGAATCGTTCTGCAAGAATCTTTATATGACAGCATATGAAGAGGGCAGAAAGTCGGTTCCTGGGATTGATATTACGGAAGTGCAGAAAGCAATCAGTGAGACGCCGGGAATCGGAGCGAAGAGACTGGAGGCAATCATGGAAAGCCTCAACAGCAAATTTGCGAAGGAGGAAGATGCGTGATGAATAGAGAAGGACGGACAGTAAACGTCAAAGACTGGGGCCGCCTGGGAGCAAAGAGAGTAGTTTTATACGAAGACAGAGGTGAGCTTAGATTTACGGATGGGTTCCATGATATGAGAATGACACAGGCCAGAATGGAAGCCTTTGTTCCTGGCGGCGATGCAGTTCTGGCTGATGTGTACCGGAGAGTGAGAGGAACCAGAAGCTGGCATCCGGTTGTAAAAGAGCTGAAAAAATTATTGGATGAGAGAGGGGGAAAAGCGGTATGAAGATTGAACCGAGGAAAGAATCGGACAGAGGCGGTTGGCTGTGTATGCCGTTGTTAGCCAGTGTGCCGGAAGGAAAGGAAGGATGGGAAAAGGTGCGTTGCCCGGTATGTGGAGCACTTTGCTGGAAAAGACCGGAGGATGCAGGCGTGATTTTCCATAGCAAACTCGACGGAGCGTGTTGTACGTTATGTGCTTTGAAGAAAGGAGCTGGCAGGTTATGAAGAGAAGCGAGCAGATTGTAGAATTGATGGACGATGTAAAGAAGATTATCTCACAGATGGCAGTGGTGGATGTATGTGAGGAAGAGAAGCCGGTAGAGGTTGGAAAAACCATCATGACAAGCCGGGAGGTGGCGGATATGTTCCAGGAATATCACTCGGTTACATATCGCAGAATCGCACAGCTTATCGTGGAGCTGGAACCGATGGAGCAGATAGAGTTCAAAATGGCACAGTTCAAGGCAAGACACCAGGAGTACCCGATGTGGGAACTGACTGAAAAAGCCTGCAAGCTCTATCTGGCGAGAATGAAAAGAGATAGATGCTACGGGAAAAAGAAGACCGGCATTGAGAAGATGGAAAAAGAACTTCGCTGTCGGGTAAGTGGCCAGAAACTGGTAGGGGATGCAGAGAGTGGATACAAGGACGTCCGGGAACTGTTCAATCAGTTTATTACCGGTCCGAAGGGCGAAAACCGGGAGATTCCAGAACTGACGCAGGCCTACGAACGGCTGAGAGCGGTTATGGAGGCACAGGTTCCTGGGGCGAAAGCTGATACGGCGATAACATCTGCGGTATACGATGTGGCGATAGAGTCAGAAATGCAGGGGTTCATTTACGGATTTCAGTTGTTCGGAGCGGTTCTGCAGGGATGTGGCAGTTCAAGAAGATGTGCCGGAGAAAATTAAGGGCAGATAGGAGGAATCATGGAAAATAAGTTAGTAAAGCTAAAACCATGCCCGTTCTGCGGCTGCGGAGATAGAAGAGTGGGAATCCGCAGGATGGGTAACAACGGATATAGAATTTGTTGCTCGAAGTGTGGAAGTCTCGGACCTCATGTATCAGTGAAGGACTGGAACGGGCAGAAGGAGCTTGCACAGAAAGAGGCAAGAGAAAAATGGAATGAAAGGGCGTGAGAAAATGGATAGAGAAGAGTTTATGAGAGAGTTGGAAGATATGTTCCAGGATGAGCCGGATAACAATAAACTGAATGTGGTTCTGGACCTTGCGGATGCGTATGCAGAATATGAATACGAGGAAAGAAAAAAGTCTGAAAAAGTGCAATGGGGAAAAGATGTGTGTGCTGCGGCAGGAGAGGATACAGATGAATTTCCGGATCAGGTGTTTGTTTCTATTTCTGAGAAGTTAGAGGATAGAATGCTGGAGAATAACGGCGATCTGGAATATGCAGTAGTGCAGGAAGTTGTAAATGAGTTCTGGGAGCGGGAGGAAGGGAAAGATGCTGATTGTAAGCCAGAATAAAGAAAAGGTGTTGTGGTTCGGAAGAGCCTTTAACGCCCTGGAATATTCAGAACAGGTAAACCACAAGGGAAAGAAGGGAACCGCCAGACACACAATTTGCATATCTGATGGTTGTCTGGAAGAGATTGCAGAGTATCAGACAAAGGAACGGTGCTTGCAGGTGCTGAAAGATTTCTGCGGAGCATATGAAAATGAATGTTATACGGTTGAGTTCTTCGACACTGCGGCCCAGGCAACAAGACCGGCAATGTACAAGAAGAACATCGTGTATGAGTTCCCGGCGGAGTAATGTGAAGGAGGGCGATGATGGAACATAAGATCACAATCATGAAATATCAGACGATGTTTCCGGGGATGACAAAAAAGCTGTTCGATGAGAAAGAGAGATTCTATCAGATTGCAGTCATCAGCATCGGACTGGATGAACTCCAGACAAAAGGCGCGGTACTACAGAAAATGGGAAAACCAACAAAGAGCGGCACTAGAATGACGTTTGCACCGGTGCGGAGTGCTGGAGAGTATGAGGCAGAGATGCAGAGGATTCTGGAAGACGGGAAAAAGCTGGGTCTGAAATTTGAAAAGAAAAAGGAGGAAAAGTAATGGAGAGCAGTGAAGTTGTAAAAATCAGAGTGGAGAATATATATCCGCATCCGGATAATCCGAGAAAAGACCTCGGAGATGTGACAGAGTTGGCAGAATCAATGAAGAAGCATGGAGTCATGCAGAACTTGACGGTTATTCCGGCAAGTGCATTGACGGCAGACCCGGAAGATCAGCCGGATGCCGATAAGGTTTCGGTAATCAGTGATTTCCATGCATTGATAGGACATAGAAGACTGGAGGCGGCAAAATTAGCAGGCCTGGTAGAAGTTCCATGCCAGATTAGAAGCAAGATTTCCCGTAAAGAGCAAGTAGGTATCATGCTGTTGGAGAATATTCAACGTGAAGACCTTACCATCCAGGAACAGGCCCAGGGATTCCAGATGATGCTCGATTTGGGAGATACGGAAGACCAGATTGCAGAAAAGACCGGATTCAGTAAATCAACCGTCCGGCATAGGCTGAATATTGCGAAGCTGGACCAGGAGAAATTGAAAGAGAAGCAGCAGGACGATGCTTTTCAGCTCACATTGAAAGACCTGTACGAACTGGAGAAAATCAAGGATGTAGAAATGCGAAATGAGATTCTGGATAAGGCCAGCAGCTCCAGAGATATTGTGAGCCGGGTTCAGAACGAGATTACAAATGCTAAGAAGAAAGAGAACGCAAAGAAGCTCAAAGCGAAGCTGAAAAAGATGGGGGTAGAGAAAGCACCGGAGCAGTATTCCCAGCAGATGTACAATGGAAAGTGGAAAACGGTGATAGAGATTAACTTGACAGACGATGTGCCGGATGAGATTGAACTGCCAGAGCAGAAAGGGCAGATGTACTGGTATGAGACATGGCGAGATTTAAGAATCGTTACGAAAGCTCCGAAGGAAAAGAAGAAGCTGACAAAAGAAGAGCTGGCGAAGAAAGAGCAGGATAGAAAGTCAAAAGAGGTAAAGGAAATTCTGAAAGGAAGTGCTGCCAGAAGAAAAGATTTTATCTCCGGAATTATTTCTGGAAAAATCCCGGCTCTTAAGGACGAAAACGCAGCGAGAGAAAAAATCTGGGAAGCCCTTGTGCTGATTGGTTACGGTCTGTACGGTTCGATTGCGAGAGGCTTTTTCCTGGAGGACGATGAGTGGAAGTACAGCGAAGAAGAGAGAAAGCAGGCAACTGAGACGTTCCAAGGATTGAGCATCACACATCAAATGCTTGTGTTTCTGCATGGGTCGATGAATACGGTAGGAGAAACCTATGATTATAGCGGACGCTACGCCAAAGAAAAGGCGGATAAACTGCTGAAAGGGTATGAAGCCCTCAAATTGTTTGGGTGGTTCTTTGAGATGGATGAGGAGAAGCGAGTTCTGGACGGAACAAGTGAGTTATTTGCACCTGCGGAAGAAAAGTAA